TGTTCAGCTAGATGGATAATAGCGTCTGGCTTGAGATGTTTGAGGTAGGAGTCTATGAAAGAGTAGTGTGAATGTAAGTCGAATTCGGCCCTTTCATTTACAAAGTTAGGAAAATTTTGTTGGAGATACTGTTTACGTTCAAGCCAAGATCGAATAGGAGTAAGGGAATCTGATCCTGTACCATAGACTCGTTTGCGTCTACTAAAATTATCAAGTCCAGTTACTTTATAACCTTTGCGAAGAAGATCAAGAGCCAAAGGCCAACCGATATATCCATCTATTCCAAGAATTAATACTTTCATAGTTCAAATTTCCTTATCTTGATGCTAGAGTTTTCTATAATAAACTTCGAATCGTTATCGTATCTAGTTGTATCAGTTACTACTATTTCCTTAATCCCTGCATTTATGAGAGTTCCAAAGCAGTTACCACAAGGTATGATACAGTTCATATAGAGTATAGTACCAACTGTACTCACACCAAGTCTAGCTGCATTACTTACACAATTCTCTTCAGCATGTTGAGCTGGACATAAGTGCATTCCTGCACCACTTTCATAGCCAAGAAATTTTCTTGGGCAGACTTTAGCTATCTTACTACGATCAACCGCCTCTATAAAAGGATATAGTTCTTCAGCCAATACAGAGTCTTTCATAAATCTAGCGTGACCACAGTGAGGGATTTCCCTTGGAGGTCCGTTATAGCCTGTAGACACTACTGATTTATCCCTTACAAGTATAGCACCTATCTTACGAGATAGGCAAGGTGATTTTTGAGCTATGCTTTCACATATTGAGTGGAAATATAAGTCCCAAGATCGGCTGTCCATGTTAGACCTCCCATTTCTTATATTCTTTCATTAGTGTGGGCTAGGTAAGTTAATGTTATTGTTACCTGCAAGTAGCTACTTCATTAGACCTTTGCCTAGCCCACGAGTTGATTACTTTCTAATGACGTACTTTTTTACCGTGTTCTGATCACCATAGGTATCGTCTTTCCTAACACCGACAATGAGGTCGCCTTCCAGTCCAGGAAGATCATCTTCCCATGAGAAAGGACGTGAATAGTCGATGCCGAAAGCAGCAGCGAACTTCTGAAAATCGGAAAGAGCACGAGCAAACTGTTTCTTATCCAGCTTTTCACGATCCAGCTCCCAGAAGAAGTCATTGAACTCGATTACCATAGGATTGTCAGGTACGTCAAAGATCGGCTGATACCAAGTGCAGTCGTTCTTGTCAGAGATACCTGAACGCACAGAGATAATCCGAGCATGGACTTCTGTACCTGCGGGAAGTATAATAGGTTCAGGAGCGTCCTTAATTTCCTGTTCGATGTCAGAGTAATCTGTAAGTGCCATTTTGTCCTCCTATTAAGATTGTTTTAAAATTGAACGAACTGTTACATTTCTAAAGGCTTCTTATCCTCCCATTTTAAGCCAGCCTTTTTAAGAAGTTTTTTGATATTAGGTTCCTCTGAGTGTGAAAGTTTCCCTTCCCTATTCAAACGTGAACGAGCTATATATTTCCCTTGTGAATCTAAAATCAGTTCACGTTTTACAGGAGACCCTTTCCCTAGTAAGACATAAAGTTCGTCAAATTGGAGAGGGATAGTTACTATCGCATCTCCAGTTATTTTCAATCTATACTTCTCAGTCTTGATTGGTAAACCTTCCTTGGTCATACCTATTGTATCTTCAGATTCATTCAAGTGAGCCATGAGAAAGAAGTCACATTTGAGAGACATAAGCTTCTTGATTCGGTTTACTATCTCAGTCTTCTGAGGATTATAATCTCGTCGATGCATAGGTACTTCACCTGCTCTGGAACCTCCCTTGGCATTTTTCATAATGTAGTTCATTACAGCTGCACCAAAAGTTGAGAGGGAGTCTAGGACATAAGTTCCAAACATATCAAAGTAACCTATCTGGAGTCTGACTTCAACATCTTTTTTCCATCTATCATAAGCGGTAGGTTCATAAGGATCTTCAATTTCATAGGAAGTGTCAGCTATTATCTGACCATTAGGGTTGTTTTTGTTTCTTATTAATTCTGCTATAGACTTTGTACCACCAGGATCAAAAGAGTCTATATGGATAGGAAAACGGGCAGTTTTGAGAAGAAAAGTTTTTCCTGCTCCTGAGTCTCCTGAGATAATAGCAGAAAATCTTTCTTGCATAGGATCTTGATTGTAGTAGTCAACTACTCGTTTGAGTTCTTTCTGCGGATCGTAGGGCATGGTTATCTCCTATTTAGTACACCAAGATTTAAAGTGTTTAGGTCCTCTTATAGTCCCTTCGAAACAGTTATGAAAATGTCTTCTACCTTTCTCCGTTTGCTCTCTCTTCATAAGAAGCTCTAAATCGTTTTTTGTAGTATTTCTGGATACTCTTGCTATGTAAATCTCTCCAGTTATGAAGTTTATAAATGAATATCCTTTAAATACATGTGAGTTTGGATAGTTTATAACAAGTCCAGATCCACCATTACTATCAGTTCCCCAACTATATATTTGACCTATCTTAATAGGATATTCAAAAATTTCAGGAAATAACTTTTTTAATGCAAGTTTTACTGACTTAGATTCTTTTGATACTTCTATTATCTGTTCCTTTGTTGGACAGTTCATAATTACCCTCCCCAAGTTAAGTCTTTTTTATTTGTTGTCTCCATTTTAGAGGGATCCCAAAATTTCTGTCTAAATCCTAGCGGAGGCTCATGACAGCTCCTTAAAGGATTAGGCCAGGCTAGGCAATAGTCATGGAATTGACAGCCACGGTATTTGGAGCAAGAGCCACTACGAATAGGAAAAGCCATCATTATAGGATCTGATTCTTTACAATGAGAAAGACGATCAAGTTCCATTTCATATCTATCATACAAGTCATTTACAGTCCATAGCCAGACATTCATCTGTTTAGGATCTTTCCATGCAGGGACTTGTTTGAAAGTTATCCGATATTCTTGATTTCGTTTGAGGTAGTTGAAACCTACTCCATCAAACTCTATTCCGATAACTTGATCTATATCGTACATACAATATAGGCAATGAGTATAGGTACCATTTTGAAGCCCCAAGAAAAATCCATCAGCCCACCATCTATAATTGATAGACTTTTCAGTAGTAGTCTTATGATCCCAAGAAAAGATCTTTCCATCCTCTCTACGTTCTAAGACAGAGTCCATTCGGTAGTGTAGAAATCTTCTTTCGTCGATAGGTACTTTGCCTGAGATTTCGGTGTAGAGAAGTTTATTGTCCCTGAGATCATTAACTCTCTCATCAGCAAATTTTCCCAGAGCTAAGGCTACAGCCATAGGATCTTTTGGACGAAAGATGTCATCGGTAGTATCAGGAAACTTCTTACGATAATGGTCTATGAATTTCTTATAAGCTCCAGCTACATCATCATAGCCGTGAAGTAACTGATGTTCACGTGCTAGGTGCCAGCACTCACCGAAGTATAAATCGTGTTCTGGCTTGTCAGGACGCCAGCCTAAGATATATTCAAAGAAGCCTTTACGCCAGCAGTCTTGGAAAGTGTCTAACTTGGAGGAGTCTAAGATAGACCATGTAGGATGTTCTGGGATCATATCACTAAGTTCCTTTCAACATACTTCCCATCTTTAAAAAGAAGTAAATTAAGAGTTCCGTGCATTCTAGCAAATACAGTACACGCTATAGAATTCATAACATTTAAACTACATAAAACAATATAGTCTGAACTATTAGAATCTTTCATTACATCAGTAAAAGTTCTTACCATATGATTAGTAGCGTACCGATTCATAGGGCCTTCTGAGAGGAATACAATCTTACCGTATTCCTCTGCAGCGGAAAAGTCGTGAGCGGATTTGTTTACTATAAATACTTTCTTATTTTTCTTCATTAGGTTCCTCGCCTTCGTCATGGGCAGGAGGAGTTCGGAGATCTGTTTGTCCTGACCTTACTACGTCAAGAATGTTTGAAGGAGCAGAGGAATTTAGATCTACTTGGTCAGATCTTTTATCTCCTGTTTCCTGAGGAATAGTAAGACGTTTGTTAAGTTTGTTCGATTTTTGAACGAACTCGAATGAGTCAAAGAGAGTCGCTACATCAGACTTTTCTTCTTTATCCTTAGGAATGATAGCTCCTTTTTCATCTTTGTAAGGGAACTCTTCAGTCTCTTCTTTACAAGTGTGAGGCTCTACCATTGTAATGATGAGGCCTTTAGTAGGTATAGCCTTGAGGATGAAAAGGAGTTCCTCTCCACATTGAGCACAGTATACTTTTTTAGGCATGGTTATTCTCCTTTAATAACAACTTGGATTCGTTCCCAAGGTTTAGCTGAAGGATTGAGATAGGTAATAGTACAAACCAAAGGATTTCCTATCTGAATAGCAGCTGCTATCTCTCCACTAAACTTCGCAGGGACATAACCTATCATACAGTCATCTTCCTGATGATCGTTGTTGTAGATGATAGCCACAGCATTTGGATCGAATTTATTGTCAGGTTCAGGACGAAGTTCAAAGACTGTACCTTCAGTTAATTTGTCAAGGACTTGGTCACTCTTATGATGTTGAACACCAGCTACGAAAAATTCTCTCATTTTAGGTACCTCCATTTAGTTTAAATTTCTTATTTATCCAGTTAGGTAATTTATCTGCATAAGGAATTATCTCCAAAGTCTCCCACCCTACAAAAACTTTTTCACAAGTTCCACAAGCATACTTTCTACGATAAGTTATTTCTGACTTATCTTTTGTCCTAAAGCAGAACATCTTATTTTTACATACAGGACATTTCATATTATAGGTATCCCTTCACTATTGATAAGTCCCCATTTTTGCATAGTATCGTTGTAGTGGTTATCAGAATAGGGAGGCTTTTTGCCCTCACATATAGCGAAGGTATTCTCAGCGTTCATTCCCATACACTCGCAGTGACAGCCTAGAACACGAGTATGAATGTCGGTGATTTTCATCTGAGCGACAGCGGCCTTAGCTTGAATCATATCTTCAGCGCCAGCTTCTTTAATATCATCTTCGAATGTAGTGATTATAGTATCACTAACTCTTTTGGTAGTCATATTCCAAGCTCCTTTATCTTTATATCAAAGCACCCCTTTGGTACTTTCTTATTAGTTAAGTGTTGATAATGGACTTCTGCTTCCAGGCCAGTAATAAGGCCTCTTATTTCCCATAGTTTGGCCTTATCATCTGAGTTAAGTCCGGCTGAGACCCAGAAAGTATCACCTTCCTGAGAAGACATTTCTAAGCTACCGATTCTACCTTTTGGAATTCCGTCTTTGGAAATCTCTTCTTTCCAGCCAGTGATTATATAGTTATCTTTTTTCCTAGGCTTAAACTTCATTACCCAGATACTACGTTTCTCAGTGTAAGGGCCATAAGCATTTCGAACTATAATACCTTCGTATTTCTGCTTTATTACATAGTCATAGATCTTCTTGATTTCGGATAGTGTTTCACATAACCAGTAAGGAGCTAACTTAACATTCTTAGGAAAGTCTTTACTTATCTCAACTAACTTAAGAAGTCTTTCCATTTGAGGTAAGGAAGGATCTTTGAGATCTACGACTTGAAAGTTTAGTTCCCTATAACGCATATGTAAGTTGGTTTTCCGTGAGGCGATACCATGGATAAGTTCATGACCACCTTCGAGATATAAGTGATGAGAGTAAAGCTCACCATCTAAAGGTAGGGTATGAAGCCCAGCATCTAAAATCTGTTCTGCAATATGAGGTATTGAAAAGTAAGGATTTTCTTCTGATGTGAGAAGTAAAGGATAATTAGGGCAGGGAGTATTACTACACCGATCTCCATCGTACTTTATCTGTACGATGTAAGGAGGTTGCCACTTAGCTAAGCGTTTCTCCTCGAAAGGATAACATTTTTGTATACCTGCCCATCTCTGCCA